TCACAAGTATATATCTAATCCTTTTAAATAGCTTTCAGTAATGGCAATGGTACTATGGTTTAGCAATGTCTTTAGTCTATATATATCCTTATCTTTTTTATATTCTGTGATAGCAAACAAATGACGTAAATCGTGAACTGAATACTTGCTCTTAATCATTCCTGCCTTAAAGAGCTTGGATACAGCGTACTTAAAAGCGTTTCTTATTGTATCCTCACCTACACTACCAAAGGGATTACTAGTACTAACTCCATATTCTTTCATCATTTGTATCACTCTATCACTAACCTTCCCTGTAATTCTCTTACCTTTACTCACTGCTGTATATCTTTTCTGAATCAAGGTAAGGCTCTGTAGGCTTCCTACACGTAATCCACAGTCTAACATCATATACACTGCTATTTTATTATATTTATCTAACATATTAGCTATGATATCTACTTCTTCAATAGAAGGAACAATAGGAATCTTAGTTTTTTTAGCTGGCCTTATCTTAGTTCCTCTAAAGGGATTAGTAATCTTATTATTTGTTTCACGTTCTAGGAAACTAAAAAAAGAAGAACAGGCAGATATCTTAGTCCTGATTGTACTTGAAGAGCCATTAAGAGAGCTAATAAACGTATCAGCATCTTTATATTTCATCTCTAGAATATGAATACCTTCTCTTAATGCCCATTCCTTTAGCTCGTTCAAGGCATTCCTATAGGTTTTTCCTGTTGCTAAACTCCTTTTATCATGCCGTTCTAGATAAGTGTTTATCTTTTTCTCTATATCTATTTTCTCTATATCTACTCTATTTCTTAGTTGATTTTTTAGTTCATCAAACAAATATCCATTAGCTATTACCTTGATTTGTTCTCTATCCAGTCTTTCGATTGAAGGATTTTCTACAGCTAAATATGAGATTAAACTACTTAAATATAACTCTTTATCCTCATTTTCCAGCAGTTTATTAGACATAAAAATACCTCCAATACTTGTAATCGATAATATATGATTTTCGGTTAATCGTCAAGTATTGAAGGTATTTTTGTTAATGCTTTAGGTCTAGTTTATTAGGTTAAATCCAATGATAGAAAGTATGGTAATGGTCTCTATAATCACTACAGGAAGCAATACTTTATTCATTTTCTTGTAGAATAAGTATGATATGTTCAAGCTCTGATAGGCTGTCATTTGCTCCTTGTATAGCTTCTCTTGCCTCGCTAATAACTCTTGCTCTTGTTTCAATTGACTCTGTAAGCTCTCTATTTGTAGTTGTAAGTCTAAGGTTGATTGTACGTAATCCATTGATAGTTGCTTGTCTATCTCTAATTGATTCTGTAAGACTTCGATTTGTTTCTGTAAGCTTAGTATATAGCTCCTTGTATTGGCTATCTGAACTAAGGCTTGATCTAATAAAGACCCCCCCATAGAAGATACAGGCAAAGGCCGCAAGAAGGAAAAGCCAACAAAAAAAAGAATGCTTATTTTTGACTTCCATTTCATCTTATCTGTTTGAATTTACTAACATTACTAATGAGTTTTTCTACAGTCCTGTCACCTATTACTAGAAATCCAGTATAAAATAAATAAGTTCCCTCTACCCTACCCATTAAAGCAAGTACTAACATACTTAGAAAGAATAATCCTTTAATACTTGTAAGCTTTATCATTAAATCTACTAGTCTTTTACCCATTTACTTATAAACTCCATAAACATCATATCTATCTTTTTCACTGAAATCATAATCCTTGAAATCATAAGAATCAAATATTACTTCCTTATCACTATTACATAATACAAAATGCTGATGATAATATCCTTTAGTGCCTCTTTCGTGGATTAGATAAGGGTATTTACTAGCTTTTCTAAGTTCTTTCTTAACCCATGGAATGTATAAAATACTACCATCTTTATTTAGACTACCTACATTATGTATAGGAATATATCTACCAGCAGAATGACAAAAATACATTAACACTTTATCGGGATTCTTTATTCCATCTTTAGTATCAAGTACTTTGTTTTCAATACATAGTTCCCATACCCTATTTATTTGTTCTACAGTAAATTCACATTCTAGTACTAACTCTACTATTCTTCCTAATGATAGAAATAAACATCCTTGCTTTTGTATATCTATGATTAGTTCTTTATTATCCTGTTTTTTCAATATATTTCCTCTTTATTATATGGGCATATGCCTTATTTGATTAGATTAAGTAAAGCCCCTGAAGATATAGCATCTATGATTATTACTATTCCTACTGGTATAGACCAATGGATAAATGTTTTAGCTATCTCATTCTTCACGTTTATCTTATCTTCTCTAGGTCTATTTTTTAAACTGTCAATATCTTCTTCGCAGGAATCTACCCGTGTCTCTAACTTTGTATGATTCTGTGCTAGGTTACTACTTATTAGATCAAGCTTAGTATCTAGACCTTGTAGCAATGCTTTAAATTCTTTGTAATCTCCATCATCATTATTCATTATTTTTACATTCTCCATAATCTATTTTTTAATCTCAGTCCACATCATTATTCCTTTGTGTATAATAATCATCAGCTCTTAGATTTATCACTACCATTATATTACCCCTCTACAGTATAGTTACAATACTACATTTATTAGTATTGTATAACTACCTTTGTTTATGAACCTATACGGGTTATTTGAACCATATTTGCGTATCCGTTATCCGCACTATATCCTGTCATATTATTAGTTGTGCTCGGTCTTAAATCTATATAGTCTCCAACTTCGAGTGTAATAACGTGGTGAAACATTGTTTCCGCTGAGTTAGTAAGCCAATATCCAACACGATTTACCACAACGCCGTTCTTATATAAGCGAAGATGCGCAGAAACAGTAGAACCATAGCAAGGTCCATTAACTAGATATCTGCCTCTAACCTTACAAGTAAACTTCGCGCCTGTTCCTAATGTTAAACAGTTGTGAGTATCTTCCAATAAGGTAGCGTAAGGAATAGCTGTATTTGCTGTAACACTTATTGCTGTAGTAAGGCCCATTGATGCGGCAACCACTGGAGGTATCTCACTACTTGAAGCACCCTTACTAACCCGTATCCTCCATCTATCAAAGCCATCAGCGGCATTTACTATGTCGGCCCAAGCCCTCCATACAGTGTTAGATGACCCACTGCCATCAGCACCAGAGCTAAATGGGAAGAAGAAAACTCTAACCCTATCACTAGTTACTTTTGCGTAACTCATGCCTGTCCAGTATCCTGTCTGTGATGGATAAGTATTTCTAAGCCACATATGTTTTAATTGACAGAATAATGATGGAACATAAACTTCATCCACGTTACACCATGACCCATCAATCTTACTGCGTACTTCTAGCTCAATCTTGTCGGTAATCTGAATCTTATTTTTAGGCTTTACATCATAAAATACTGCTACAGAAGTAGCATTAGCGAGTATAGCCGTTCCACCTTTACCATAGCCAAAAGAAGTAGTATCATCTGTATGGATAGCTGATTGTGTATTGAATAAATACTCATCATCCATAGCACCATTGAGATTTACATTAGATGACCAATTTGAGATGGTGAAAACCGCAGTCATACCATAAATAATATTAGCTGAACTGAGCGCAAAGGCACCATTGGCGATAGTGTCTGTAATTTCGGTAGTAACTACAGGATTTATTTTTCTTACAAATAGATGGGTAGAGTCATATACACAAACTGTACCTAATCCAGAAGGGAGACTGCCTTCAGTAGAAGTTCCCTCCATTCGGCATTCTCCGACAGCAGTTCCAGCCGGTGTCTTTGCCAAATCAATCTCATGTCCTGTAGGTAATGGAAATAGATATGTGCCATTTCCAGCGGTACCAGCAGAGGTTTGACGATATCTATAGCTCCACAGCATCTTATCGCCATGACGAGCCCATGTAGCAATGTCTTCTGCTATAGTTCCCTTGGTAGGCGCAGTAGTAGTAGCTCCAATGGTTAGAGGATATTGTATAGTAGGGCCTATAGCACCACCTATTACTACTTCTTTTTGTGTAAACTGTATATCAGTAAGTTTTAATGTATAGAGTAAAGCTGATACTGTCTGAACATGGAATATAATCCTGTAGTTAAGACTTCCATTTAATAATAATGTAGATATAAACTTTGATGGTCCATATGACTTTGATATATTAACTTCCGAAGTTGGTAATAGGATACTGTTATCTATATCATAAACATATATACCCATATCTCCATTTACGTAGTTAGTATCTGTTTCATACGTAAATATAAGTTTATGAGTTAAGTCTACATTCCCTCTATCTATTTTAATATCAAAGGAAAATCCTTTACCCATATTGTTTATAGCAGTTTTAGTAAATACTCCTGAGTACATTCCTGTTAAAGGGTTATCTGAACTAGAAACTAAACTTATACCTGTAGGACTTCCACCTATACCATCTACTGGAGTAGAAGAAGCCGCATCTTCATATAGATTATAGCCTGAAATACCATATTCAAACTTACCATTTTTAGGATTAGTATAAGTTAAGTAATCTGTTTTTAATAAATGTGAATCCATTATTTATTTCCTATATTAAAGAATGAAATAGTTGACCATAGCTGAAACCATAGAAGCTGTATCTGCTAATGCTGATATTTTATCTGATGGACCTAATACAAGTTTATCGTTAGCTGTCCATTGGTAGGAGTCCTTAGCAGGAATAGAATAATCCTTAACAATAGTGGTAGCATCAGTAGCGGAACTTCCTGTAGGATAAGCATATATGGTAACAGTGTGAGCTACGGTATCGAGATTACAAAAGTAAATCCCGAGTATTGCTACAGTGTTAGAAGCTGAAGCTTCGTAAAGTGTTGTTTCTGTTATTGCTAGTTGCGTATTTTGTATCATTGTAACTCCTTTTAACCGAAAATAAAGGCGTTAGCTATTGTTTGACGTTGTGTTGTAGCTGGACTACCTTCTATGAGTACTTCTTCTGTTACTGTTACACTATTAAAAGTAGGTGAGGATGTACTTGATAAATCCTGATTTATTGTTTCTAAATAGACTCTTTCCCAATCACTTGATGGAGGTTTGCTGTATTGATTATTATTTTTAGCTCTATAATAAGCGTTGTTATACAGTACAATATCATTTGTTAGATATGGTTCAAAATTATTCCAGTATTGCTTTCCATATTTTTCAAAAAATGATTGATCGAGTGTAGGTACTATCGTAGATGGTGTTTTTAATAATCTCATGACTCTCCTTTTTATCCAAATATAATAGCTAATGCTTTTGCTTTTTTTTCTGATATAATGATTTGGTTTGTATTGCTATATATATTAGTTACATTCAATACATTAAAACTAGGCGTATGTAAATTCTGATTTGTAGTATAGATATATCCTTCTATCCATTTATCAGTATTTGTAGGATTACTTTCGATGTTATATGCTAGAGCTATATATTGCTTTCCTTCATAAACCACTATTTCATTTTTATCGTAGTAAGTATTGTAATCCCAGTATTTATTAGCATATCTATTCCAGCAATAATTATTAGTAGGCTCAATATCCTGATTCTCTAAAATAGCCTTATATAAAATTCCATTGTAATAGACTACATCATTTAGTTTATACATGATTGTATTATCCCATACTAAATATGGAACAATATCAATAACTGGATTTATATCCTTTATCCATCTAGCTTTGTAGTTTATCTTATTAGAAAGGTAGTTATATGTAATACTTGTAACAATACATTTAGCTTTGCCTACAGTGTTATCATCAATCTGATATAGCTCTATATCAATACAATCAAGTATTTCTAATCCCTCAGTATCTAGACTTGTAGCAAAGGTATATTCAGGATAGATACCGCCATATTCTAGTATTGCTTTATTTCCATAGGCTACAGCATCTTCTTTATTCACTAGATTTGTTTCTAAATCTGTTTGTTTTTCTATCCTGTATTTTAATTTTAAACTAGTTTCAAAACTATTATTTATTTCATACTGATATTCATCTTCATTTTGATCCTTACTATACCCTACCCTAATTATGTTGGCATATTTATCTTGATTGAAAGATAGTTTTACAGGTTCTAAATATTCTCTACAATCAATTGTTCTAACAGATTCTTTTTCATCCTCTTGAATCTTATAATTATATACTCCATCTTTTTCCATAATGAATATTCCCATTATTGAAATGGAAAGCTGATTAATAATATCTATTAAGGTAGTAGGTTCATCAATGTATAAATTACATTTTGGTAGATTACTATTTTCAAGTGTAGTCCATGATTCTACATTAAAATATCTAGAACTAAACTTAGTATTGAGGTATTTACTAATGACATCTCGTATAATAAATAGAGGATTTTCTATTAAAACTCCACCTACTTCATATCCCTGAAAGGTAGCAGTAACATTTTTACCTTTTGTGTATACAGTTTTAGAAAGTTGGAAGGTAGCTTTATTAAGATCAACATTTATAAATGCTACTTCTACGTTTTCTATGTATACTTTATCTATAGCTTTGATAGAATAGAAACTTGTATCAGCTAAACTAAATGTATAATAATCAGGTATTGTCTCTAGTTCTTCATTCAAACATATAGCAGTAGCATTATTTATCTTTCCGTATGCTATAGGTTTTACCTTGTTACTATTGCTATCTTTTAAATTTGGATATTCGTCTAAAGTGTAAACAGTAGATGGTATCTTTTTCTCAAATTTCTTTCTTTCATCTTTAAAGGTAAGAATACAGTTATCAGAATCAATACTAACCGACTCTATGTATCCTGTGTAAATATATTTGAATGTACTTATATCAGTTGAAGTAGAAGTTAGTATTGAACATCTTTGACCATATATATCATCATTATTTAGATCATCAAATATACCATCTTTATTTATAAGTGAGATTTGACCTCTAGAGTACTGGACTATACCATCAAAGCTATTATCTTTTGTAATGGAAATATCGGGTAAGGATACTATTCTTCCTTCATAGAAAACTTGTCCATAATATCCTTCTATATTCGCATACCCTGATGTAATACCTAGTCTATAATCATTATGGTAATATGGACTATCATTTACATCAAAGTTTATATAAAGTATTTGAGAAGGAATATCATAGTAGAATGTATTTACTAATCCTTCCAACTCTGATAATGAATCTACCTGAGTATAGTTGATAGAATCTACAAATAATGAACCTACTTTTATTACCGGAACATTGCCTGTATAACCTTCAGGCACAGTACCATTACCACTACTCCCTAAAGGATAATGACCATAGGCTCCTATACCATAGCTGTATGAGTTAGTTGATCCATAATTGCTATAGGTAAACTTGTAAATATTATTTTTATGGTTTGTAAAACTAATATCTTGTAGCTTTTTACCTCTAGCAATTTCAAGTAATATATATTTTTGATCCATTACATTATTTTTCTGTAAGAAACTGTTATTGTTCCTGTAGCAGTATTATTTATTCTGTAATTAACTCCATCACTTATTACTAATCCATTTATAGAGCCATTACCAATCCATGAAGATGAGTCATTTTTTATCTGAAAATGTAATTGTGAAGCTCCATTAGCAAAGCAGTAAATACCTTTAGGTACTATCCATGATCCACTAGCACCTATACCTATACTTCCATATGTACCAGCTTTACCCTCTGTTAGCTTTAATCCTTGTATCATCTCAGCATTTAGATTTGTATTCACTACACCATTACTTAAAGGTATATTCCCTGAGCTATTTCCGGTTGTATATCCATCAAGTTTATCAGCATTTAGATTTTTACACTTAGTCCCATCAAGTAGTATTTCAGTGTTTTCCCATGTCCATACAGAATCTACAATCGATACAAATCCAATTGCTCTATACATATTATTGTAATAACCATTTTTTAGGTAATCAAAACTAGGCACAGTAGCATCTAATAAAAAATCAATAGTATCATCAATGTCACGTAAATATAGATAGTACTCTCCACTAGTTGGATCATTGGTAATTGTAGTATCACTAGTCACTTGATAGATAGAGCCGTTAAGATCAATGGAACTACCATTTTTAACAAGCTTATTTACAGTGTCTACATATAGAGTGATATGACCTTTTTTTAGATCATTCTTTGACTTGGTTTCATCTTGCCAATCATTAGCGAGATAGGAAGCGTTATTTAGTTTTATTACTGACATTATTTTACCTCTAGCAAACTTATGCTAGTACTGTAGTAAGAACCTAGCTTTTTCTTGAATGTTATAGTTGATTGATTAAAAATACAGAATAAAGGCGGGAATTCATTTAATGATGCTTCCCATAAAAAGGCATACATAGGATTTATATTTTTTACTTCATTGAAAGCATTTATTATTGCTTTGCGATTAGCTATTACTCTACTACCATAGGTGTAGTTATCATCAGACACTAAAGGAAAGTTAAATATATATGACTTATAATCATAGCTTACATACCCATATATTTGACCCGATAGACTTACTGTACTTTGACTAGTAGTTGTTAAACTTAATTCTGAACTAGGCTCTAGTCCGGGTAATGTAATGTAATCACCTATATGTACATAACCAATAGTCACATTTGCTTGATTACCAGTATTTTCGATAAACTCTATTTTTATGTATTGTGTATTTACTTCACAATATGAATAGAATACAGTTTCAGTCATTACCATATCGGAAATATATGTGAATGTGATACCATCATTTGATCTATATAACTTACAGGTACAGGTATCAACTAAGTTCCCTCTATCTATAACAACACTTTTAATATTTCTAAATGCGTTAAGGTTGAATACTAGATATGGTAAAGTAGGATAGTTATTTACCTGTGTAAAGGTACTTGATAAATGATAGTCCTTTATTTTATCTGTTTCTTGATTTACTGGATAATTCTCAGCAGTTATTATTGTATCATTATCAATGTAATTTTTATAGTGTAATATCATTATTTCCTCTAGACTATGCTACGTGCTGGAACTGTAATAAATCCATCATTAAGTAATTGTTGAAAATCATTGATTATGAGTTTACCTAATCCAGCTATATTTATTTCTAAGTATCCAGCACCATTTGTATTTCTACTTGCTACAGTTGTAGTAGCATTCATACTTTCAACGATAGCATTACCTAATCTACTAAATGTTTCATCGGTTAAAGGTGCTACTAGCTCATCTACTCCAGCTTCAGCTATTACAGCATTGATACCGCCGTTAGTAGCAGTAGCAATACCTCCATTAGCTAAGTAAACAGGCGGGTTAGGTGCTATAGGTGGTACTTGTGTGTATACTACAGCTCCTTGTGCTACACCTTGAGCGGCTAATAGTATTGCCGAGATAGCACCAGCTATAGGGCCTAGCTCGGCAAAAGCTTTAGTAATTGCTACACCTGTATTGATTGCTATTTCAGCAGTAGCTAATGCTTGTTTTCTCTTAAAGTTTTCTAGTTGAACTTTATATATAGCTTGTTCGGCTTCAAAGTTTAATCTAATCTTTTCATTTTCTAAATCTTTTAACTGCTGTTTCTCTTCTTCGCTTAAATCTGCTTTACTATCAACGCTATCTTCTATCGCTTTAATCTGTTGATCTAATACAGTTTGCCTATAGTCATTTTCGGTTTCAATATTATCAATAGCCTTTTGAGTAGTGTTATCATTTACTTGTGCTAATGTATTAGCTATAGAAAATATCTTGTTAGAATATGATTCAAAAGAACTTATTTTATTAAGTAATCTCTGTTTATATTCATCTTCTTCCTTATCATATATTTGTTTTTCAAGAAGTGCTAATGCTTGTTTTTTATTTAATAGCTCTTCATCAGTTTCAGTTTCTATTTCTACTATAGAATCATATTTTTCTTGTAGATTTTGTATTTCAGATTTGTTAGCACTAAGAACATCAGTAACATTTTGTAGTATTAAATCTCTTTTAACCTTTGCTACTTTTTCAGCTTCTTCTTTCTCAGTTTCAGCTAAATCTTTAAGCTGTTCTTTTAATATCTCAATAGCTTTTAGTCTATCATCTTCAAGCTCGCCTTTACTCCATGGTGTCTTTTGTAATTCATCTATTTGAGCTTGTATCTTTCCCTGCGCGGATAATTGAGAATCAAGTATAACTAATACTTTTCCTCTAGCAATGTTATATAGCTCTTGAGCTTTAGCACTAACAGCAGTTGACTTAGCTTTTTCTTCTTCTTGTTTTGCTATCTCTTCAGCTATCTTTGCTTGTTCTTTTTTACCTACTAGGTTTAATTGTTCATATCGATAGTTTTCAGCTAACTTTGATTTTATTATTTCCAGCTTATCTATTTGAGTTTGAATAGCATCTACTTCACTTTGTATTAGTCCACTTGTACTACCTAAAGCGGCTTTCTGTTTTTCTAACTCTTCATTAACAAGCTCTAAATCAGATTTAATAGAACCTGTAGTACCACCTTCCATTACTGTATTTAGTTTCTCAAACTCATCTTGAGCTAATGAAACATTTACAGCCATAGCCGCAACAATAAGGGAAATAGCAGTCAATCCAGCTATTACAGGATTTGCTATAGCCGCATTAAGAGCCTTAGAAAGATTATTAAATCCTGATACAGCAGGGCCTATTCCAGCGGCTAAAGCGGCTATTGTGATAATAGTTTTTTTAGTATTATCATCATAACTAGAAAACTCTTTTACTAACTCTCGTACACCACCTACTAATTCTTTAGCTACAGGTAGTAATACAGTACCAAATTCAACGCCTAAGTCTTTTGTATCTCCTAACAGTTGATTTAAGGTATAAGATAATGTATTGCTATTTTCCGCGAATGAATCTACAGCGTCAGTAGATTGGCTATATGCTAGTTCTAATGTTGCTGATGCTTTAGCGAGTAGTAGCTCTTGTCCAGTTAGTTCAGCTTGTCCATTAAGAAGTAATCTATTTGCTATATCAGTTTGATTTAATGATATACCTAATGATTTTAGTCCTTCAGTCTCACCTAACAGAGCCTTTGTGATTGCTTCGCTTGCTTGTTTAACAGGTACGCCGTTGTAAGCAGATAATGAAGCGGCTAACTGCTGAACTTGTAGAGATGTATCAAGAGCCGCATCAGCGGAAGCGCCAAAGCCTTTTAATAAGTCACCTGTATTCGCTAGTAGTTGTTTTGATTGTGCGCTAGATAAGCCATATTCTGTATTGAGTAAAGATACACTTTCAGTAGCTTTATCTATTGATCCAGCGAAAGCCTTTTCAAACTTTCTTCCAGAGACTTCAGCGTCAGCGGCGAACTTTAGTGCGGCTGTACCTGAAGCTAATATAGGCAATGTTACTTTACTTGTTAGTTCTTTACCTATTTTCTCAAGTTTCTTATTAAATGTTTCGAGCCTTTTATCAGCATCATCTATTGTTGAGTTAAATTCTTTATTACTTAATGTTATTTTGTAAAATAATGTACCTAAATCATAGGCCATCTAAATACCTCTTATTACTTTTTTAATGCCTCTAACTTCCTTTGGAATAGAATAAAATCATTTTCAATCTGCTGAGATATTATCTTATCATCCACCTTGTCACAGATTGATTCTAAATACTTTTCTTTATACTCTTCTTTGTTTTTCAGATTATTGATATTTACAACATCTTCAGGCGGGATTGAATTTAGCAGGGATTGTATTTCATACCAGTCATAATTCCATAATAAATCATTTCGAGGTATATTATAGATACGTTGAATTAGTGCTAGTACTTTTTGGTAGTTTATCTTGTAGCAGATTAGCTTGTTTTCTTGCTCTTTTTTTTTATAGTTTCTTTCTTGGGAACATCATCAGTAGCAGTTCCAATTATATAAGATGCTAGTAAATGTAATTCTTCGGACATTAGGTTAGTGTTAATCCATGTTTCATCAACATTTTTACCGTTAGCCTTTAAGCATGTCATGATTATCTTATATCCAATATCAGCAAATTCAGTAGATAGATTTGATAACTCATCAGCTAATTCTATAGTCTGTGTTTTCTGATAGTCCTTTATTAGTTTAATCAGTTTAGAATACTTATCTTGATACTCTGTTGCTAACATGGTTACTATCAATGGATTGTAAGTCACATTTAGTTCTTCATTATTAACTGTTTTATATATCTTTTTTTCTTTATCAAGTCTTATTGAAGCAGTAAGCATTAGTTTTTTATCTCCTTATTATAAATGTAGTAGAAGACAATAATATATCTTCTACTACATTATTATTTAGAATGAGCGAGTAATAGAAAAGAGTTGATCACCTATATCTCTGGATTTATCTTTTTTGGCTGTAAATCCTAGTGGCATAGTTATAGGCTCTGCTGAGTTTTCAGGGCTAAATCCATGGCCTAGAGAGCCATTAGGATAAACCTTATAGAAATGGTACTGAACTGATTTTTCATTAGAATCAATTGTTTCAAGAATCATTTCGATAGGATCAATAACCTTTTTTCCGCCTGATTTTAATACCTTTGAAACAGCAGGAGTATAGTTGTAAACGATAGTAAGATTTTGAGCTTCAACGGTAACAGTAGCAGTATCTTTAACCGCTATGCCCCATCCTTCACCCTCAACAAATACTATTTCATAGTCATCACCATTAACTAATAGACCATCAATACTACCAGTTATAGTAGTTACAGCTATTTTTGTTTTGTTGGCATTCTGTTTATCAAGTACAATTACTTTGTCAAAATTCCATGTACCACTTTCAACTAGATAAGAATGTCCAGAAACAAGTGTACCTGCTACCTCTGAGTAAGTAGTGATACCGCCTGAAACATCATCAATGAATTCTAGGTCTAGTACTCTCCCTGACTCAAAGTTAATATCAACAGTCTCATTAGACACCTGTGAACTAACAGTACCTACATCATCAAATTCAATATCTGCTGTTTCTACAACTTTGCTATAAGTAACCCCTGTAGCAAAAAAAGCAGTCTTATATGGATCGCTGGTATTATACTGGCGATATTTAACTACTGCTGGATTTGGGTTAAGATTATCTAAATCTGTATCATTGTAACTATTAAATGCCATTATTATTATCTCCTATATTTTTGTTAATCCAATACCTGTAATGTAACAGTTATTGGTATATGAGCAATGTCCCCATCATTTTCATAGATGTCCCCTTGCTCGCTAATGTCTATTACTCGTATGTGAGAGCTACCTACTAAACCTGATAACCCTCTTAATAGGTTAGTTACTTTTTCGGTAATATCTCTACATTCATCTATGTATCTTGCTCTACATGATAACTGATATACAATTGATCTAGTTTTATAATTATTGCTTATACTAGAAGGTAGTCTAAAATAGGTAATGGTATTTATTGATTCTGAATCGGTAGCAATTTTACCATTATAGATTTCTACTCCAGTAATTCCATTTTCTAATAAGTTTTGAAAGTCTATATCAGTATTCATACTAAACCTCTAGATTCTTTTTTATAATATCTTTTACTTTTGAAATGGAATTATAAATACCACGCCTCATAAATGGATTAGCATACATTTTATAAGTTCCTAGTTCTACGTAAGGAGCGTAATCAACGTCAGAATATATAACTAGATTTTCATTTTCATCTAGGTTACTGCTTATGCTATCTTTTAATATACCTGATACTACAGGTGTTTCATCTTTAACAGCATCTACTACAGCCTTACCTACTTCTATATAACTTTTTGTAATTTCATTATCAATATATTTTTTAAATTCTGTTTTATTAGATTTGAACATTATTACACTCTAGATTCTAGTAAGATTTCTAAATGATGATTTTTATTAAATGGATTTATTACTTCTATAACATTAAATTCCTTACTGTTGAAATCTATAATATCATTTGCTTTAGTAGTATTTATAATTGGAACATATAACTTACAACTTATTTTTATCTTCTTACCATTATTTTCATATTCAATAGGTGCTGAAAGGATATCAAACTTACCAAGCAAATCATTAGTTTCTACAATGTTAGTTTTCACTACTCCACTTATTTTGATTTCAGTTACTTCTTTTTTTGTATAAATGTCTGTGTAATATTTATCAATCATTAAACGGCTCTAGCATATTTCTTGATGCTTCCAACAATAGATGAAGGAAATCCTTGAAAAGTAGATTCATCCTTAAATGAGACAGAATAAGTTCCTATTGTTTCTGATGTAACTTTTGTATTAGCTATATCCTGTGCTAGTTTAAATCCTATCATTTCTATGGCAGTTACATTACTTCCAGTAGGATAAATAATAGTTCCATCAACAATATCAAAAGGAGCATTTCTAATAGTTACATATGAACTTTCTACTAGCGGTATAAGCATTTCTATTTTTGTGTCTTTAGTTGTATCAGTGATATTTAGATATGATTTAACATCTGCTAGATTTGTTATTGCCATTATTTATCCTATTAAATATAAAAATGGGGTTAGAAGTTTATTTACTCCTAACCCCAAAAAGGAGAGTTATATACTAAGCGGTAAAAACTATAAACCGCTTATTCTAATTATGCTTCAGGAACGGACTTTAAGAAGAGGTCAACCATTTCAGTTGGATGGCGCACAGCATGTCCGAATACATATAGACCCTTAATTCCATTACCAAATCTCTTTTCAAATTTTACAGTATCAACTTTACTGACTAGAGAAGCGAATGGTATAGCACGTTTAGTAAGGGCTAGGCAGTGATAACCAGAGGTACCAGCGTCAAGGGTAAGGGAGTTAGAGCTATAAATATCAAATCCAAATAGCTTACCAATATAGCCGTTAGTATAGATACCATCACCTTCCGTAGTTTGACGAGCATATCCGGCCTTGATTAATTTATTTTCGATGGGACTAGATACTATAAGTACTCTATCGCCTCCAGCATCCTGAGTATCAAGGTATTCTTTTGCTGTTAGTACAACATCTTCTATGTTAGCTGAAGAAACATCTAGAGGAACTGTAGCGGAAGTATTTATTTTTTTACCAGCAGAGGCAAAGGTACCAAATACTGACTTATCAGCGGCTAGAGCTAGATTGTAAGTAGCCTGTATGATTGCGGCATTCTCGATATCTGCTACTGAACTATAAGTATCAACATCATCAATACCAAAAGCAAAGTACTTTTGCTTATCAAGATTGATAGGAGTATCAGTATCAGTTAAAGTCTGGAATGTAATATCAGTATCTTTAACATAATCACCAATAGTGATACCACCAATACCATTACAGTGTATGATCTTAGCTCCACTAGCATCAGGCTGATAAAGCCCTGATGTAACCTGACTTATGATTGACTGCTTTTGTGCTAGTAACTCTACAACAGCGCTCCATCTCTCAGCATTAAAATTTTCCATTATTTTTCTCCGTTATTATTACTTATTTTTAAGCTTCTTTTTAAGCTCATCAAGATAATCTTTTTTACTTAATCCATCAGGTAAACCAGTGTCAATACTTGTTTTTTTGTCCGATGGTAGTAATGGGATATTATGATTTTTCAAAATATCTTGCTTAGTCTTTGTACTAAAACTTTCAAATACCTTATTAAAAATATTGAAGTTTGAATTTGTTTTTTCTTCATCATCAGAAACTATGAAATCTATAAGCTCTATAGGAATACCTTTTTCAGTAGCATTTTTCATAACTTTTGATTTCTGTGTTTCAATCTTATATGCTCTATCTTTTGTTTCAATAGCATTTTTTAGATTCTCTATCTCAATAGCCCAAGGTTCTTTAGTATTTGTTTCTTTTAATCTTTTAGTAACTTCTTCCTCAATTTTAGAAGGTAGTTTTGTTTTAATGAAACTATCGACGCCTTTAGAAACTTCAGAATCTTTGTAACTTATTATAGCTTTACCAATCTTTTCATCTTTTATTAGATCATCGAATGTTGGATTAAAGTATTCTTTTATTACTCCCTTAACCTCTTCATTGTCTTTATTAGATTCAATAAATTGTTTAACTTCAGCAATATCCATTAAATATATCTCCCGTCCCATACAGTATTTATAATCCCATATAGTCCTTATATGTATAGTTACCTTTTTAGTTTTATTTTTTTGATAATCTCAATTTACATCTACAGTTATACCTACTAGGATAAGGTATACTTTCAGGTCCACTTATTACGCCCCATGGAGTGGTAAATAAACCATTAAGATTTGCTTTAGCTCCATTCATTTCTCTATGATCCGGTCTAGTTGCTCCATCAATAGTTGAATCCCATATAAGGTTATATTGATTCAGTACTTCTTTATTCTTGTAGAATATATGTTTAGCGCTAGAATCAATACTCTGTTTTTCCGCTCTAGCTAATAGCAATGCCCTTTTCTTTGACATGTCTAAAGTCTTAATAAGATTATCCCTTAGTTCTTTATCCGTGATTTTATTATATGTTCCTTGTAATATAACATTTTTCATCCTAGTAATTTCAGCTCTTGCGTAGTTAGATGGATTATAGTTTTTAAATATTGAATACTGACTGTAAATATTGTCTATTACTGCCCTATCATATTTTAGAGGTAAATCTAAATATTTAACTGTTAGTGTTTTTAGCTCTTCAGAAATAATAGTAGGCGCTTTTTCTTTTATTTGATTTACTAGATTAACGCTTAAACTTGTCACTTGTTCATATATCAATGCCTCATCACTAAAGTCAGCATACATATATATTGACTTTAGTTTTTTGAGAAAGTCAGCAATTATTTGTAATAGCAAAGTATCCATATTTTATATCTGAGATAGTCCACTAGTAGCTATCATTTCGGCATTAGCATTATCTGCTAGTAGTTTAGCATTCTCAAATCCTAGATATTTTAATGAATCCTCTAATGATAGTACCTGCTTAAACTGGATAAGTGCCTGTGCTAGTGCCTCTACATCTTCAGGGAATGAACGATTAAACTCAATATGAAGTTCAGCATCGATAGATTTATTATTATATAGATTGAACCATGATTTGAATAATCTAAACTGTTTTTCTAAAGCAGAAATAATAAATCTTTCAGTTAGTGAAGAATCTGCTTCAAGTTTCATAAGAGAAGTTTTGATAGTAAATACTCTGGTATTAGAGCCTAGTTCAATCATTCTAGATAAATCAACAGAATTACTTTGTTCAAATATTTGTTTACGGAGAATTGATAGCATTTCTGTAATGCTATTATAATCTAGAGTTTTTTGTAAGAATTCAGCATCGCCTGACTTTTTACCATCATCATCTACACTAAAGAGGAATGTTCCAAATTCTTTTAGATAAGTTGGAATCTCAATGGGTTTACCTTCACTGTCTGTGCCTGTATATAAATCCCCAAATATCTTTAGGTAGGCCATCCTACTTGCTTTAATCTCCGAAGCATAGTCAGATAACACTTGATCATAAGCGTCAATCATATCTACTACCTTATCCGCGTTACCTTGTATTTGATCATTGTTGTAAAATGGGATAATAGGAACTTCATTAAATAAATGTGCTACAGGTTCACCTAATGGAATATAATCACCACCTGATAGCATACAATGGGTTACTTCACTACGGTCATAAACATCACAATACTTTTCTACATTGCCTAACAGGTCTTCAGTTTCGTAAAAATAATAGGCTCTATCAGGATCATAAATATCATATTTATAATCATAAACTACAGACCATGGATCGATTACTTTTGTTTTAACTACTCCATTAGAGGCATATAACAATCTATGGCTTATACCAGCGGTTGACGCATATTTAATATTTTCCAGTATTTTAATGCTCTCTGAAGTTTCTTTAATAAAAGTATTGAATGAGTTTATAAAATCATCATTAGAAGATAAAGCAGTCTGATAAATCTTTGATCCTAAATATCCTGTTTTTAAATCTACAATCTCTGAAACAAAGTTAGAACTAATATTAATTTGTGAATCTTGCTTTAATGGGCTGTAACTGTTTCGGTAGTTAATAGGAGCATAAGTACCTATATATCTATTCCATTTCTGTTTATACTTATCTCCATATAAAGTATCAAATCTATTTTTTATCCTTATAATATCATTGCTATTTTTTGCCATTATTTATACCTCTAGAACTTTGTTTTTATACCTGCTGTAAATGTAGATTTAACTGAACCTGATAACACCTTTACACTACTCTTACCTGATAGCTCAGTCAGCGCCCATACTAAAGCATCTAACCTATTAGGTGATTTCCCATTGCCTATATAGGTCAGCATCTCTTTTTCTAACTCAGGCAGTATGTTGAAATGTAATACTTTCTCATTCTCATAAAGAACGGCGATAGGTTCCGCTCTTGTTATCTTGCCTCTAGAAGCATATACACCCTTATATGGAATATTACTATCAATAGACTTGATAATAGTCTCTACCATGTCTCCACCTTGATTTACTTCCGCTACTACCCTATCAGCGTTGTATTTATGGTATAAATCAATTGCTTTAGTAGCCCATGTATAGGGACTGGAAATCATTGTACAATCTTCTAATACTACATATTTGTTTTCATTTACAACTTTACCTGCTACAACTAAACCGCAAGCATCGCTAGATTCTTTGGAAGTTGTTGAAGGATCAATAGCTACTACAATTCGAGACAGGTTAGCAAAGTTTTCATATTTTGTTTTATCTTCTTCAGTAATGTATTTAATAAAACTTTGTTTCCATAGGGCATTTGGGTCAACCTTTTGAATTTTTCCTTCCCATACATATTCATATTTTAGTAAGTTTTCTCTTCTATCTTTTTCCATCTCTAATCTTAAAACGTCAGGGAAATTAGGATTGTCATAATAGTTGATATTGATTACACTAGCTAACTCATTATCTTTTAGTACAAACTCTTTATATACAATGTCATCTTCACGCAATGGGTTGAATGTAATGTATATTTTACTATCATTGGCTCTGATGGAAGGTGTTAATATATTAAAGGTAGATTCTTTTAGTATTTGAGCTTCTTCGATCCAACAATATTTAATATTAGAGATAGACTTTATTGTATTTTCAGGGTCTTGAAGTCCTTTGAATATAATCTTACTTCCTGTTACTGCTCTAATCTCATTGTCTGTATAAGTAAAGTAATCACTAACTCCTAAATCTTCTATACGCTGTTTTAAGAGTGAGTATACAGAGTCTCTAATTGATGCTTGAAATTGCTTTGTACATAGGATTATACATTTTTCCGCTAAAGCATTATAAATTATTCTATCTGCTACAGCATATGACTTACCTGAACCTCTACCACCATATAGAACAATGTATCTCTTGTTACTAGTGTATAAAGGTTTTAATTTATAGTTTACTTTATTTTTTATTATCCTATTAAGATCCCATTTATACATTAACTTTCTTCAGAATTTTTCTCATCTGTAAATTCTATTTTTATGGTTGGTAACTCTTTTACATTTATATCTACTTCAGTTTTGTCTAATCCTCTTAGCTTAATAATATGAGCTACATAACCATTTGGGTTAGTCTTCTTCATTCGTTCTAGGGATTCTGAAAGTTCCATTAGCCCATGTCCAGTTAAATCTAGAAAGTCTGAAGGCTTGATATTATATTTTTTTATTATCTTAGAGGCCATTACTCTAGCCACTTGTAAACTAGTTGGTTCTCCAAATCTTGTTATTGGTACTACCTTTTGATAGCTTAATCCCTTAACGCCTGTCTTTAAGTACTCAGCTAAAAAAGCTAACTCTTTATCAGTCATATTAGGGTAGTTATCTCGTATGTAAGCTTTTATTGCCTCAAAATGTTCATTAGCATTTTCAATATCTTTATTTTCTTCACTCATTATTTACCTCTTTATTTTTTCTAGTACGTCGTCGTATAAATTTGGAATTATTGGCGTGTATTAGTGCTAAAGCTCTAGCATTTTTATACAAATAATCTTTACCAAATTTAGGGTATAAAGCTATATAAAATGCTTCAAGTCTTCTATTTTCTTTTAGCTGAACAATTTTATAAATATATCTCTTCTCGTCATCAGAAATAGTGCCTAAGAATTCATCAATAATATCCTGATTTGCTTCCACTGGTTCATAACTATCAGATTCTAGTATTTCGCAAGTTTTAATCTTGTCTCGTCGTTTAACATTAGGATTATACATAGCCTGTATTAGCTCTTGATCCAATCGTAAGTATAAGTTTTCAAATCTGTATGTAGGATACTTATAGTACATCATGATGAACCTTACAGCCGCGTCATGGACAATCTCATTACAGTCTTGTTTATTTTTTTTATATCCAGTTATATTTAGTTTCTTTTTTAAAATGTAATGAAGCATTTCTTTTATTGCTGAAAAATACAGTTTATGATTTTTTTCAGATTTTTCAGTTATGAATATTTCTTGTAGTCTTTTTAGTTTATCTTGTAAGTTTTTAACCGTCATATAGGTATAGTTACATTTACATATTTATTATTCAGCATAAAAAAGGCAAGGTGGTTAGCCTTGCCATGAATACAAAATACTATCTAATACTTATATGGTTTTGCTTTTTCCAATGCTTCCTCAAATAGCTGTTCATGCGTTTCATCTACACAATACATATGAGTGAATGATTCTTTATAGGCCGTATAAATATCATACACCTCTCTATTATACCACTCTAGAATGTAGGTTATATTTTTACCCTGAGAATAATAGACTACATAGGTACTTCGATTGTCAAACCCTTTCGTTTTAGCTATTCTAGTACCTTCATCATCTTTGATTTTAACAATCTTTCCATCGTTGTTTTTCAGTGCTCTAATCATAGTTTTTCTCCTCTATTGTTTTAGCTAAAAATAATACTTAGCTTGTTTTGTATTTCTGTATAGTCAAAATGAACTACCCTTTTTCCCCGCTTTGCTTGCTTATCTATCTTTTTTAATAGCTTAAAAATATCACTGCCTAGATTGGGATCAATATTAGGATGGTATATCCTACGGTAATCAACATAGTTATGGAGCATCATAAATACCTTTTGCTCTTAATCGATTTTCTACATCATTTTTTACTTTTGCTTGTAAACGCTCAAATGCGCGCCATGATAGGTAGTTATCTATTAGTGATAAGGTTATTATTCCTATTGCTAGTGCTGTTATTATCATTAGTTTTACAATCATTATAAATTCTCCTTTTTTATCTTTTTTTTAAATCTCAATGTTTCTACATCCTTTTTTATGGCTGTTAGCAGTTCCCAGTTTTCCAGCACTACGTCATTACTTAACTTTACATTTTCTGCTAGTTGAGCGTATGGAATCATAGCATCATTTATGTATCCAAGGATTACTTTGATATCATTAGAGGTAATAGTTAAATCTCTACTATCACTCATTATAATAGCTCCACTTGAATCCACCTGCTGATTTACGTTTATTTTTATTGTTTAAAACATACCAAATAGATACTTTATTTGTTCCGGTCTCATTTCCTGCCTGTGCTATGCTATCGTAGATAATACCTGTATCATCATTTTTAACTTTGCTGATATTTAGTTTCTTAGACTTGTTAAAAGCTTTATCCTTGCGGTGTATTGCTAGATGCTCGGCCCTAGTTACAGATACTAGATTAGTAAGTAAGTTGTTATAAATATTCCCATCTTGATGATGTATAATATATCCGTCAGGTATAGAACCATTAAACTTAATCCATACATATTTATGGAGTGGCATTGTTCCTTGCTTTTTCACATTGCTCTGTAAATAACCGTTTTGAACATTTGGAATCCATGTATAGCCATCATAATCAACCGCTGTAATTCCTACCTCTACTTTAATCCCCTTCTCTAAATCGTTTTTTGTATCCATTGTATATATCTCCTATATATACATAGTTACATATTTACAAACCTTACTTTTAGCTATATTTATATATTTCAGACTTGATAATAAACTGTAGCTTGTCTAGAACAGTATTACTTTCAGTTTTCCTATTTAATATGTCATGTAAAATTCTGTGACATGAATAGCAGAGTACTACCGTTGATGTTTCATCTTCTTCATTTATGTTATTATAATGTAAATGATGGACGGTAAATCCTTTATGTTTCCTTACTTCTTGACTGCGTTTCATAATATAGAACTTTGGTTTATTACACATACTACATTTACAATCAGGATCATCTAGAAGTGTAGCCCTGTATTGTTTCCAGTATTTGCTTTGATAGTATGGATCATTAGATTTCATTATTATTTTTCTCCTATTGCGTATAGGAGAAGTAGTTACAGAGTATAAAACATTCCATTTTACATTAAATACATTTTACCACCTGTTACATGGTCATAAGCCCATCCTTGAGCATTTATATATACTTTATACTTTTCATGAATCTTTCCGGTAAAATCCTTTTTTGATTTGAAAATGTGATTATTAGGATCAAATATTCCATTGTCCTTTTCTTGTACATAGCATAAGTGAGGATCATAAGTTGATCGTAGTATCCTAAATAACTCACCAGTTTCGTATGTTTTGTACACTTTATTAGATTTTATTTCTTCCTTATCATTCTTATCTTTATATTTCTTAGATTTTTCTTTCTTTACAATGTTTTTAAGCTCATCTTTAGAAGGTATGGAAGTAAGGATAAAAGTAAACAGATATTTCTTATTGTATTTTACAAATCGCTTACTATTAAATGCTTGTAGAAGGTAGCTATCTTCATACATTAGACGATTATTTATTATAATAAAGGCCAGTAGCCTGTATTGAATCTCTGTATATCGCTCATTAATTGCCGATATTTTTAGCCCTGTCTTTAGTTCTATGCTCTTATTCTCTTCTTCTTTTATTTTTGATATTAGAATCTGCTTATCAATACTATTAAGTTCATCACTAAATCTTTCTATAATGTCTTCTACAAGCTTTTGACATCCATTATCGAACAGGTTAGAGGTAAATCTATCATCCTCAGCGTTATCAAACTTGTATTGCTGTGATTCTGTAGCCTGACTATAAGGGATATACTTTATTTCATTCTTATATTTTTTTTGCTCTTTTAGGAATAAAAGAGGGTTTATATTGGAATAATAACCTGTTAGGTAATCATTTATGACCTGTATATCAGTTTTGTACTCATTATTTTCAGGTAGTTTATAGGCATATAATGATATTTTTGAATCAGGATTTAGTAGATAATAGTCCATAAATTCTGTATAGAGGTCTATATGATGCTGTTTATTTCCTTTGTGTAGATATCCGTACTTATCTTGGTTTAGAATCCTGTTTGTTACCTTTTTTTGTATACTATCATAGTTTTTTAATAATATATTATCTGCTTCTAGTTTTTCCAT